CATTGGTAAGTAACGAAGAACTGCAAAAAGTAAATCAAATGCTTGTGAAGCAATTGAAAAATCGTTACAATGATCCAAACTTGCATAAGCGATTTACAATTGGCGTTGATCGAGCCAAGATGAGACTATATGATCTAGAACAGAAAGCACAAGACGCAGTTATGCAAGAGGCTGAATCAAAACCAGTCTTTGATCGTGGTCGTAGCACAAATAAGTTCAAAAATCTTAAAGTGTAATGAAACTCCACAAGATTGAAAAAAAAGTTTATGCTCTTGCCGAGAATTGGATCGGAAAGAAGCATGTTCCCTCTATCATTCGACAATTAAATAAAGCATTTAAATCATACATTGTATGTTTCTCCTCTGAGAGATTTGAAGAGGAGTATTATACTGATCATAGTATAATTGTGAGTGGGCATTATTGTGGTCGTATTTCAGATATTATTCCCGAACACATTTATATTCAGCTCGCCTTTCCCAAAACCCCTAAGAAAGCCAAAATAACAGAGAAAGGTGCTAAGAATCTTGCCGTAAAGATTATTCGAGCGATACATCATGAATACCGCCATAAACACCAACAACGCCAGCGACCATTTCTTCTGCAAAAAGAGTATAAACCAAAGCCAAATCAAAACAAATTCAAGGTTATATATTATGGAAATCCAGATGAATTAGACGCTCATGCCTATGAGACTCAGGCTGAGAGACTCGATATAAATAAACTACGAAAGGCGCATAAGATAAGCTGGCACGAATCCGAGGCTGTTTATATGTATCGTCTTCATTTTCGTAAACGAGATCCAAAGGTCTGGAAACGATTTCTTAAGAAGGTTTATAAATCGAATGAAAAAATTCAGAGAATATCTAAAGGAGCAGGAAATCAATAGTAGCATTAATGATTTCATGGGTTATTGTAAAGACAATTTAGGTATTGCAGAGATGCCCAAACTGATCATAATTAATGACAAGAATGTTGCTAAAGAAAATACAAGTTTCGGTGGTTACTCTCCTTCTGAAAGAACGATTCATTTAAATGTAGGTGGTCGTCATCTTGCAGATTCGCTTCGAACGCTCGCTCATGAACTAGTGCACCATAAACAAAATGAAGATGGTATACTGCATAACTATGCTGGCGAAACAGGAAGCGAGTTTGAGAATGAAGCAAACAGTAAAGCTGGTGTAATAATGAGAAATTATGGTAAAAACAATCCAGCAATTTATGAGGAAGTACAGAATTAATTATTGAGGTTTTATGACTACATTTGTGACTGGTGGTTTGGGATTTATTGGCTCCAATTTTGTATTTGCGCATCTAAAGAAGTATCCTGCAGATACAGTTGTTATCTTAGATAACTATTCTTATTCAGCTGATGAAAAAAATGTTTATGGTCTTTTCGAGGACTATAGAGTAGTTATTCGTCGCTGCGATATTCGAAACCTTGTTTTACTTGATCAATTATACCGTGACTATGAACCAGAAATTACGTTTCATTTTGCTGCTGAGTCTCACGTCGATAACTCTATTACTGGCGACGATCATTTCCTCAGCACTAATATTGATGGCACTCACAACATTCTAAAGTGTATTCGTAAATACAAGGGAAAACTTGTTCATGTCTCTACTGACGAAGTTTATGGATCGCTTTCTCATGATGATTCGCCATTCACTGAGAAAACTCCATACAATCCTCGTAATCCGTACTCTGCCACAAAAGCAGCCAGCGATCATCTTGTTCGCTCATATGTGAATACACATGGTATTGATGCAGTCGTAACTAATTGTTCGAATAACTACGGTCCTCGACAGCATAAAGAAAAATTTATTCCAACCATAATTCGACATATTCATATGAATACACCAGTTCCAGTATATGGTAATGGTCAAAATATTCGTGATTGGTTGTTTGTTGAAGATCATTGTGATGCATTGTTAACAATTGGTGAAAACTTTAAATCGGGTGAGCGTTATAACATCGGTGGCGGTCATGAGATGAGTAATCTTGATATGGTTACTTTGATTCTTGACGTTATAGGAAAACCAATTCACATGTATCAGAACTGGATCAATTTTGTAACTGATCGTAAAGGTCATGATTTTAGATACGCAATGAATTCGTCAAAACTTGAACGAGAACTCGGATGGAAAGCAAAGACTAATATCACTGAGGGAATTCGTAAAACATTGGAGTGGTACAAATGAGAAAAGGAATTATACTATCTGGTGGACTAGGAACAAGATTATATCCATGCACTGAAGTTACATCAAAACAGTTATTGCCTGTTTATGATAAACCTCTCGTTTATTATCCATTATCAACGCTAATGATGGCAGGTATTCGAGATATTTTGATTATCAATTCACCGAATGATGCCGCAGCATTTAAACGTCTTTGCGGCGATGGATCTCAATGGGGAGTAGAAATTTCTTATGAAGTTCAATTAGAACCAAAAGGAATTGCTGAGTGTTTTCGTATTGCCGATAAATGGATTGGTAGAGATGATGTTACGCTGATTCTTGGCGATAATATTTTTTATGGAAACGAATTGATTAATCGATTCAATGCAGCAACTTGGAATAATGCTGGTTGTACACTCTTCGCCTATCATGTATCTGACCCAGAAAGATTTGGTGTTGTTGAGCAAAATACAGAGGGTCATCCAATTAAGATTGTTGAGAAACCTAAAATTGCACCAAGTAATTATGCTGTCACTGGACTTTACTTTTACGACAATAAAGTAGTAGAATATGCTTGGAGGATTAGACCCTCTGCGCGAGGCGAGTTAGAAATTACTGATATTAACAATCTTTATCTGGAGAATTTCGATTGCAAGATTGAGTATTTAAATCGTGGGATTGCTTGGATTGATACAGGAACATTTGAATCTCTATCGGAAGCCTCTATGTTTGTGGGTTCAGTGCAAAAGAGAACAGGAATGATGATTGCATGCCCAGAAGAAATTGCGTATAAGAATGCATGGATTACTGAGCATGATGTTCGTCGTTCCGCAGAAAAGTATAGTAAGTCAGATTATGGCAAATATCTTGGCCAAATTTTGAGGAAGAGATAATGAGTGAAGTGAAACAGATGATTGAAGATTTGGTTGCCGCCGTTGGCACTCCCAAATATGCATACAACTGTAAAGAATTCAATCCTGAAAAAGATACTGTATTCTATTCTGGTCCATATTGGGATGAGAAAGAAGTCATTGCTGGTGTGACTGCATTTCTCACGGGCAAGTGGCTTGTTTCTGGTGAGCAGGTTGCAAAATTTCAGTGGGCATTCGGTCGTAAGTTCAATACGAAACATTGTCATATGGTGAATTCTGGTTCATCGGCTAATCTCACAATGGTCGCTGCTCTTAAAAAACATCTCAAACTTGAAGATGGTGTAGAGGTTTTAGTTTCTCCTGTTGGGTTTCCAACTACGATTGCTCCAATCATTCAAAATAATATGACTCCAGTATTCGTTGATATTGAAATGGATACATTAAATTTTGATTTAAATAAACTTGAAGAAAAAATTACAGATCGTACAGCAGCTATTTTTGTATCACCTGTACTTGGTAATCCACCCGACATGGATCGTATACAAGAGATTTGTAATAAACATGATTTACTTTTGATCGGTGATAATTGCGACTCTCTCGGTACTCGCTGGGATGGTAAATTATTGACTGAATATTATTATTCGTGGACGTGCTCGTTTTATCCTGCACATCACATTTCAACTGGCGAAGGAGGCATGGTTTGCTCAAATGACGAAGAACTTATTAACACAGCACGTTCGATTAGTTGGTGGGGTCGTGATTGCCGCTGCGTCGGTGCTGCTAATTTATTGGCTTGCGGTACATGTGGCAATCGTTTTGACAAATGGCTTGACGGATATGATGGTGTAATTGATCACAAGTATCTTTTTTCAAACATGGGATATAATCTCAAACCACTTGATCTTCAAGGTGCGATTGGCATTGAACAATTAAAGAAGATTGATGAGATTGATGTAAAGCGTCGCCTAAATTTCCAGCGCATCAAGAGTTTCTTCATGCGTTATGTTCCTGGTGTTCGAGTAGCAAGCAATCTTGATCAGGCTGATCCTTCGTGGTTCGGTGTTCCTTTGATTACAGATACTCCAGAACTCAAGGAGAAACTCCAGGCATTCTGCGAAGCAAATCGAATTCAGACTCGTAACTACTTTGCTGGGAATATTCTCTTGCATCCTGGTTACAAACATCTTGACGATGCCTCTAAATATCCATATGCAAACAAGGCACTCAGTAATGTGTTCTTTGTTGGTTGCCCACCTCATTATGGTGATAAGGTTTGGGAATATTACGAAAGCGTAATGCAAAAATGGGTATCGTAAATATATTTGGTGGAAGTGGGTTTGTTGGTTCTGAGTATGTTCGAACCACCAAAACACCATGGATACTGAATGATCGAGATAATTATGAGGTAAGATCTAATAATGTTCTTTATTTCATTAGCACAGTTGATAACTACAATGTGCATCGTGATTCTTTACTAGATATTAATACAAACCTTGTAATTTTAATGAAGGTTTTGGATAGTTATCGCAGTTATATGCAGAAAACTAGACAAAAAGGTTGTTTTAACTTTATAAGTTCTTGGTTTGTTTATGGGCAGGACTCTGGCTTCGGCGAGGGTTCACGTGGTATTCCTGAGACTGATCCCTGTGATCCAAAAGGATTTTATTCGATTACAAAACGATGCGCCGAGCAGCTGCTTATGTCTTACTGCGAGACGTTCAATTTAAACTATCGTATTCTGAGATTAGCAAATGTATTGGGTAAACAAGATAAAAAAGTATCTGCGAAGAAAAACGCGCTCCAGTATCTATTGGGCGAGCTCGCTGCAAACCGACCCATCGAGCTCTACGACTCTGGTTATTTTTATCGTGATTATATTGATGTTCGCGATTGCGCTCGAGCAATCGATTTGGTTCGAACAAAAGGAGAGTTGGACTCTATCTACAATATTGGAAATGGGAAACCGATAATCTTCCGAGATACGATACGCTATGCTCGTGACTCTATGGATTCGGGATCAGAAATTCGAACGATTGAACAAAAAGAATTCCATAAAACGGTCCAGTCATCTCGATCTTTTTTTATGGATAATACCAAATTACGAGATCTCGGATATAATCCAGAGTTTACGATTCAACAAACGATTGACGATATTATATATGGGATCTTGACTAGAAAAAATAACTAAATAGAACATATAACCATCCCACAGAGTGGAAGAGGCGTATGTTAAGATTTGTTCAATATCTCACTGAAGCCGCAAAGTTTGAGAACGAAGATCTAAACGGCGGACACCTAGAACACGTTGAAGACTTATTAATTCCTCATGGAAAAGAGGGATTAGATTTATCGTTGTCTTTCCTAGACAACATGCACAAATATCTAAAGGGTGAGGCATCAGAAGCAAGTGTTTCTGTAAAACATGATGGTTCACCTGCAGTTGTTTTTGGTCGCACACCAACCAAAGGCGCCAAGAATAGCGGATATGCTCCAGGCACATTTTTCGCTGCCTCTAAATCAGCTTTCAATAAAACTACGCAGAAACTTGCCACAACTCCAGAAGAAGTTCAGGAATATTACGGTGATAAACCAGGACTCGCTGCAAAAATAATGGCAGCACTCGAGCATCTTCCTAAAATTGCTCCGATGCGTGGAATATACCAAGGCGATTTTATGCATACGCCTGATATGGTACAACAAAATCAAGATGAAGAAGGTAATGTTAACGTAGCTGTAAATCCACAATTAATTAATTACTCAGCTCCAGCAAATTCTAGGATTGGTCAGAGAATTTTAAATTCTCAATTTGGTATTGCTATTCATACAGGATATCGTAACGCATATTGGAAACCAAATCCAAAAACTGGTCAAATGATGTTGACTTTCCCACGAAGAGAATTCAATATTCCAACACGATCATTCGGAACACATCCAGATGTGCATGTAATTGATCCACGTGCAACTCGACCAAATCAAGAAAATTACAGCACTGATGCTCAAGCAGCATATGATCGTGCTGTTAAAAATGTAAGAATACTAGCCGAAAAACATGATTTTCAACACGCTATTCCACATGCGGCGCACTTCTCAACTTTCGTTAATGCAACTATTCGTGATGGACTCCCTTTGACTTATGAAAATTTTGTTGAGCATGTTGGACAAAAATTTAATCGTCAGATTGAAGGCGCGAAAAGTCAAACCAAGGCGCAAAGTCTAACACAACAACGTGATGATACTCTAAACGATTTCAATATGAATTCAGTAAAATGGAGACAAACATTCCGCATTCATCAAGAAGTTGCAAATGCCAAGAAAGCAATGCTGCCCGCATTTGAAGCGAATGCACAACAAAATACAAATTTGATGCAAGGTACAATTTCTGATCCAGATACTGGCGAGATTGTTAATTCGCAAGAAGGTCACGTGATTGTTATGAAGAATCCAATGACTGGTAATGACATTGCTGTAAAGGCAAACGATCGTGAAAATTTCAATCGTCTAAACTTTAATCGTGGTAGATTCCAGAAACAACAGGCAGCACAGCAACAATCTGGCGAAGAGCGAGTAGAGACGGTACAATAAAATGCCAAATAAAAATATATTAAACGAAGTCCGTTCAATTAGAAATAATAATCCAGGTAATTTGCGCGCAGTTGATGCTAAAACGCAACAATATTTAACACAACCTGGATATGTATTAGATAACGCAATCGGATTTGATGAACATGGATTTGCGATTTTTCCAGATCAAGAAGCTGGTATGAACGCCATGCAGCGTCAAATTAGGATTGATGCTGGCAAGGGAATGACAGGTGCACAAATGATTAATAAGTATGCACCAAAAGATGATAATACGCCGCTTGGGAAAAAATATCCAAACGATCCTAATGCATATATCGATGATGTATTTACAAAATCAGGATTAGATCCAAATAAACAAATAGATTCAAAAAATATTGATACTATTCAACGAGCAATGGTTAAGAAGGAAGGTGGTCAGAGTGCATATGATCATTTTTATGGTGGTTCTAGTGGTCCATTAGTTGCATCCAACATATCACCAGCATCACCACCAGCATCAGTAACACCATTTATTGCAGCATCACTTTTCACAGCAGCTGCAACACCAAAACTTACAGATAGAGACAGACAGATGACTCAACAACAGCAACAACAACAGCAACAACAACAGCAACAACAACTAGTTATTTATGATACTCAAACGCTTCGACAATATCTTAATCCTAAAGCAGTCACACCAGACTTTAAAGCATTGATTGCTGCTCATGCTACTCGACAATCATTAGATAATGTACAATCGAAAACAAATAGTGCTTCTCCACCATTAAAACAAAAAAGCCGTGAAAGATATGAAGAAGTTTTACGACGAAGGGCGACCACAGCTGAACGAAGGGCGATCGCAGCTGCACGTGCAGCTGAACGAAGAGCGACCGCAGCTGCACGATACAAACCAAAGGGAAAAGGAAATATAAAAAAAGTGGCAGAGCAAATATCATTTAAAGATTTACGAAAAAAGATTAATGAGAGCATCACTCACAGCGATCAATTAATGGAAGCAAAAGAAAAGTCTAAACTTTCGCTATCAGCGAAAGCAAAGAAATTTGGAGTTTCTTTAAGCACGCTTAAAACAGTTTTTAGACGCGGTATGGCTGCATGGAATTCTGGACATCGTCCAGGTACAACACCACAGCAATGGGGACACGCACGTGTGAATTCTTATCTAAGAAAGGGTAAAACATATCACACTGCTGATAAGGATCTACGCAAATAATAATATGAGCAACGCATCAATCTTTATTGGTCGATTACAGCCACCGCATCCTGGGCACGGAGCTGCCATTCAGGCAACTATCGATCATGCTGCAAATACCAGTGGAAAACATTATATTTTTCCAACACACACAACTGGAACAGAGAGTGATCCACTTGATCACGAAACAAAGGTTACTGCACTTCGTGCAATGTTTCCTGATGCAAATATTGTAAGTGATCCAGAAATTCGCACACCCATTGATATGATGCGATATCTACAGGAGCAAGGTCATACAAATATAAACATTGTTGGTGGTGGTGAAGAGGATCAAAATAAATTTAAATTTTTAAACAAATATAAAGAAAAAGAATATCCAGGAATTAAAAATATTACAACATCCTCTGCTGGTGAACGCGACTCGAATACAGAAGGCATAGAAGGAATGTCAGGAACTAAAATGCGTGAGTTAGTTAAAGCTGGCAATCGCGATAAATTCGTCGAGCAATACCCAGAAGAACATAGAGAAACTGCGAATATGCTCTATAATAAGTTGAGATCTGCATTCGCTGCACTTAAAGAATCAGCCACTGCATTTTTCTTAATTGGTGGTCCAGGCAGTGGCAAAGATTATGTGTTGAAGAATACATTTGCCAAATATGATTTAATGGAAGTTCAGATCGATCAAGTTTTAAATGGCACAGCACATGAGTTATTTGAGCAAAATAAAAATCTCGTAATAAACGGTCCAATTGATCTAGATAAAATCAACAAAGTAAAACATCTTTATGAGAATTATAATTTTGATTACATCTATACATCAGTTACAAATAAAGTTAGTCGTTTGAGAAATGAACAGCGTCAAGTTCCATTAAATGAATCAAAACGTATTCAAAAGTTTCTTTTTGTTGAAAAATTAGTTGAATCTCTTGACAACGTATTTGTGTTTAATAACTCAATGAACATACATTCACCGAGTGTATTTGAAAAACTTTTATTTGAAGATCAAACATTAAATCTTGAAAAACGAATACAAGAGAGTGGTATTTTGCCTGTTGAAATACCTGCTCTTAAATCATTTGTGTTTCTTCGCGAGAAGAAATTTCCAAAAATTGACAAAGACGAAGACACAGGTTTACCAAAAAAATACGTTGCTGGTCTTGATAAAGATACAGCAAAGGCTCGTGCTGCTCACTGGAAAGAAAAAGCAAAACTTTCAGACAGCGATCCAAGAGCATATGAACCTGCTCCAGGAGATGCTGAATCAAAGACAACTCCAAGTAAACACACTTTAGCAATTCGTAAAGCAATGGCTGAGGGAATTAATTTTAATGCACCGATTCCACCAAAAATCGATCCAAGAAGAAATCGCAAAGCTCGTGGCGGAAACTACACAAAGGTCATGGAAAAGCGCAGACAAATAAAAAATATGCAAACAATAAGTGAGTCATATAATTTAAAGAGTTTGATTGATACAACAAAACAAATTACAAATTTACTCTCAATACCAGTAAATAAATTACGATTAATTTCTGAAAATAAAGCAATGTACTCTGATAATAATATATTTTGGGAGGTGATAAAACACCCAGCATCACAGCGCTGGTATTTAACAGGAAACTATAACGAGAATAATAATGAATAAAGATTTACAAAAAGACGTTGTACAAATTAATGAATTAGATATTGAAACATATAACAAATACATTAATGCAACTTATAGTCAAAGTCCAGCTGCTGCAGCAAGGAAATTGGGTCAACCAAAACATGCACAACGAACTCTCGGAAGATATCGAGCACGCAAATTAAAACAAAAACAAATTGACAAACCAGAGTATCAAGAAAAATTAGCAAAAATTCGTCGTGAACATGAGAGATTGCACAATCCAAATGCAGATCCAAGCGGTCGCGGATACGGCGAAGGTCGTTATATGGGCGATCACGTAGAGCATGATCAAGATATTAATAAATTATTTGAAGATTATATGAAGGAAGACCTTAAATCCTTTTTTTCATTAGATCCACAAAAAGATACATCACTCAAACAAACAGCAATTGAAACAGGTCTTGGTTTTATTCCAGTAGTTGGTCAAGCACTTGCAGCGCGTGATATTGAAAGAGCAAGACGCTCAGGTGATAAAAAAGCGATGGCATCGGCTGCAGCATCCATGCTTCCAATTGGAAGACTGGCAAATGTTGCTGGTAAAGCGCGACAAATATTTGTTCCTGCTACGAAAGAAGCCGAAGATATGTACAAAGCATTAGAAAAAGCAGGAAAATCTCCAGAAGAAATTTATGATGCAACAGGAAGAAAAGCTCCAGGTGGAGCAGTTCATCGCAATCCATGGGGTCAATTGAAGCAAGAAACTGATGATACAACATTATTCGACCCCGCCAGAGGACTTACTCCGCGAACAGGAAAGGCTTCAGATGTGTTTAATCCAAATGCTGAGATATTTAAAAGATTTCCTGAACTTAAAGATATTGAAACTCGAGTTGTCTCGCAATATCCAGCACCTTATGCAGGAAAATATACCCAGGGAGAAACAGTTGGTAAAAGTAAAATATGGATTAATCAAGTTTATAATCATGATAAGAAATATGCCTTAGATACTGCTGCCCATGAATTACAACATGCCGTTCAACACGCAACTGGCGGTCGCGAAACAAATGCAAATCTTATTAGAGCCGCAAGAGATGCGAGGGATGGCTTCATCAACAGTCGTCAAACTGCTGCTCAACAAAGATATTATAGAAATCCTGCAGAAATAGAGGCTCGTGCAGCGGGTGCACGTGCACATCTTACTCGTGCGCAAAAAGATGCAGATTTACCACAATATACTTTGCCAGATGGATCGCGTGTAGTAGCTGCACCATCTATTTCTAGCATTTTGTCTAAGTATTTCCCACGTAAACCTGTTGAAGCAACACCTAGACCAGCTCCTGCTCCTGCTCCAGCTAAACCAGCACCAGCACCAGCACCAGCACCAGCACCACTACCAATTAAAGCAAGAGGAAGTGGATATGATGTTGATCCTCCACAACCAGCACGTCCAGTTAGATTTACAGCAGAGTCAACAGAAGATTTAAATGAAATGCAACTAGTTGGCACAGACGAGTATAGAGATTATGCGTTAGCAATGACGCCAGGACAAGATCAGGAGATTCAAGATGCTTTCCCACCTGAAGTATATGGTACAAACGTTTACGAACCAGAAACAGAACAAGAAACAACAAGCAGTGAACCAATTGGATCAGCTGAATCAGGAGATTCTGCAATTGCTGGAAACTCATTCAGATCGATTCGAAAAAAATTCCAAGAGCAAAGCGAAGAAGAAAAAGCAATGCTCCTCGCGCAACAAAGCGAAGAGGATGATGAAGAAGATGAAGAAGAGGAAGAGCAAGGCGAAAACGACGGCGCAGAGGATGGTGTAGATTTCACTCCGAATTTAAAAACAACTAAAGTGCGTCGTTATGTTCCACAAAATTATACAGGTAATGCTGTAAGTGGATTTCCTGTTCTTGGAATATCAGAAGGCGATGTTGTTCCTGTGGATTTTGCTTCTGCTGCAAAACTTAGAAAGCATCCAGCATATGATCCAAATAAACCAATTGAACGAGATGCATCTGGAAAGGTTTGGCAGAAAGTTGATCTCGGCAAAAATAAATTTGAAAATCAAAAACCATTTGCTGGAATGAATCCATTAATGAAAGATGGACAGCAAATTGGGTGGACTACAAGTAAGTCTGGTGAAATGGCGTCATTCTTAGATGGAAAAACACAAGCACCTCCACGAGCACCAAGACCAGTCATTCTAGGTCCTGATGGAAAAGAATATAATACAATCGGTAGTAGATTGAATGTCCAACGTCGTGAATTAGAGCAAATTGTTCTTGATCACAATAAAAAACTTGCTGAAAGACAAGCAGCTGAATCATCTGCTCGCGAATTAGCAAAAGCCGAACTGCTCAAACAACAAGCTGCAGAATTGGCTGCAAAGAATGCAAGATTAACAATAATTAAATCAGTTTTAAAGAGAGTCCCATTAGTTGGAGCTGCTCTTGGAGCTGCTCTAAGTATTCCATCATCAGTAAGTCGAGCTAAAGAAGGTGATTATTTGGGTGCAACAGGTGAACTTGCTTCTGGAATTGCTTCAATATTTCCTGGAACTGGAACTGCAGCCTCAACAGCAATCGATGCATCGCTTTTGGCAAGAGATATACAAAAACAGCGAGCTAATTTAAAAGAATCGACACTCGATGAAGCCGTGAATTATCATAACGATAATAATATCTCATTGGCTGAAGGCTTATTGGATATGTTTAAGAAAACAAATAAACAAACTGCGCCTCCTAAACCACCAGCACGCAGAGTCCCAGGACCCCACGACCCGTCTGCTGTTACGCCATCAAGAACTACAAATATTCTTAGAAATGTTGGACGTAATACTAGCAGAATCAGCACTGGTACTGCTATTGCTGGCGCAGGAGCCAAAGCTGCAACTGGCGATTATGCTGGAGCATCAATTGATGCTGCAGTTCAAGCTGGTCAATCAGCAGCTGCAAAATTAGCAACCAAAAAAGCAACAGAACTTACTGCCCAATTTTTATCAAAAGCAGCTGCTAGAAAACTTCCAGTGGGCTTTGGTCTCGCTGCCACTGGTGCTGGTGTTGCTGATCGTTTAAGATCACGTGATTATCTTGGTGCAGCTGGTGAAGGATTGTCAGGTGTTGCGGGTCTTTTTCCTTTAGCTGGAACAACCATCTCAGCTGGTATTGATGCAGCGTTACTTGGAAGAGACTTAAAAAATCTAAGAGCACAAACTCAACAGAAGGAAAAGCCTACACTTTCTGAAGCTGTTGACTATCATAACGATAATAATATCTCATTGATAGAGAATATCTTCAGACCAGGTTCAGACATGTTCTTCGCAATGATTCTAGAAGCAAAACGATTATATGCAGAAGGACTATATGAACCAAGAGATGAATCTGAGCAGGACCTTTTGGAAAGTGATATCGGTGAAATTGGTGAATACAATGGTGAAGCAGTATTACTAGATTTTCCTTTTGAAACTGCTGATGAACTTAATTTAAATCATACAAATTGCGGCACACCAAATTGCTGTGGTGATTGTGATCAAATTGAGGAGGAGCAAATTCTCGAGGCAGGTCCTGGATTATGGGCAAATATTCGCGCAAAACGAGAACGAATTAAACGTGGATCAGGCGAACGCATGCGTAAACCAGGAGAGAAAGGTGCACCCACACGCAAGCAGATACAGTCAGCAAAAAATGAAGAGGTTGAAATTTTTGAAGAAAGTGATCCCACGAAAGGAAAGGGAATCGGCAAACCATTCCGTTCACGCGGAGGTGGTGCGGTTTATGTAAAAAACGAAAAAGGTAACGTAATAAAAGTTAATTTTAGTCAATCAGGCATGAGAAAGCGTTTAAATGAACCAGCAAGAGTTAAATCATTCATCGCAAGACATAATTGTTATGGAAATAAGGATCGCACTAGTGCATCTTATTGGGCATGCCGTTGGCCAAGATTTTTCAGTAATACGGGACAACAATGGTGGTAGATAATCGTCCATACATTCAAAAAAACCTAAATAATGGAGTATTCCTGCGCACATTTTCAAAGGATATTCTAAGCGAAGAGCTTGTATGGCATAGGGATTATAATGATAGAATCGTAGAGGTTCTTGAAGGAGATAATTGGGAAATCCAATTTGAAAATCAGCTCCCGCAGATCCTCAGCGTCGGACAAGAATATGTTATTCCAGCATATACTTACCACCGAATTAAACGTGGAACGACAGATTTAAAAGTAATAATACAGGAAAATCTAGAGGATTAAAGATGGAAGGTTGGCAAAAAGGTGCACCAGCTGTTATAAAAATGTCCTCTGCAGGAAGAGAGAACTATTTTCGTTCTTTCCCAGAAAGAAAACCGTGGTTTCAGTTAAATTATCCAGAACACTTTGGAAGATCTGCTGCAGCAGCAACCACTAGCCTTAAAAAAGTTACACAAGCAAAACAACTAAAACAAAGACTTGCAGCCATTCGTCAGGCTGCAGAAAAACGTAACCAATTAAAAGTCTCTTCTAATCGTGTTCGTGCCATGGGCGACCGCCGCCGCGAAAGTGGAGAAGGAATGGGTGGCGGTCGCGAAACAAATGCAGATCTTATTAGAGCCGCAAGAGATGCTGCGCAAGGTGGAGAATATCTCAAAAGTGGTGGTCTTGGAAGTTTATTTGAAGAAACTAAAAAAGAAAATTCGTACGAAATTACTAAGACTGAAGATGGAAAATTTTCCTTTCGTGGCACCAAATATGAAACTAAAGAAGAAGCACAAAAGGCGAGAGATGATCAAATAGAAAAAGATATGCAAGATATGCCTGGCGCCGCAATGGTACGAAATTTTGCAAACACGGTTACGAATACCGCATTCTGGAAAGACTATGAAAATGATGTACTTCTAAACGATCCTAAATTAAAGGAACGAGAAAAAAGTCGAAAAGAAAAATCTACTGAAGAACTAAGACGAATGTATGGTTTAGATCTAGATACTGGTCTAGATCCTAATGATACAGCCATCATTATAGACACTGAGCCATTTTATGGAATCGATATTCCAACACTAGGCGATGGTCCTCCCGAACAATCCGACTATGCGAAAGGAACAATACAAAAGCGTAAAGATGAATATAACAGAGAAAAATTACCAGTCAAGCCATATGATTCAGATAATAGTATTGAAAATGAAATGAAAAAATATTTACAACCAGAAAACAGAGACTTAAGAGAATGTGAGGGTCCAATGCAACGAACATTAATGCCACTGACAATGAGAATATTAGCAATGAAATCTAAGAATATGAATAGAGATTCAGATGAGAATGATGATGAAGATTCAGGCGAATATGATTACGAAGGCGATATGGCAAAGTCACAACTTCGCAGCATTATGCACAATTCCAAAATGCTTCATGACATGCTTGAAGACAATACAAATTTACCAGAGTGGGTTCAAAGCAAAATTACTCTTGCTGAAGATTATATAATCACTGCAGCAAATTATATGCGCGGTGAAATGGATGAGATGGATGAGATGGATGAAGCAGCCAATCCAGCACAGCAGGCTGCGATTGCCATTGCAATGAAAAAAGCTGGAAAAAAACCAAAGAGTATGAAAGAAGAAGTCGAGCAGATTGATGAAGCCCAAAAGAAACTCAAGCCATATAACTGGCGTGCAGAATGGCGTATGGGAACACAATCTGACGTCGATAAGAATAATCTAAAAATCTTTAAGAAACTTGCTGCAGAAGATCCAAAAAAGGCAGACGAATTTCAAAAGAGTTTGATGAGATTAAAGAAAAAAGATATGAAAGAAGAGGCAGAGATGAGTGGCGATGAAATGAGCAATGAGGAACCACCATTTGAGCCAAATGCTCAACGTCCAGAAATGCCACCAGGAAAACACCCTGCATTATATCGAAGCACTCGCAATCGCGCTCGCAAAGCAGCGATTGCCATGGAATTGAGTCAAAAACAGATGAGTCATGAAACACTTCGTCAAGCGCATATGAATCTTCATGCTCCACAAAATGTTAGTGAGAAACCAATAACATGGCCAACAGGAATCGAAGCACTTCGTCGAGCTCCACAAAATGTTAGTGAGAAACCAATAACATGGCCAACAGGAATCGAAGCACTTCGTCGAGCTCCACAAAATGTTAGTGAGAAACCAATAACATGGCCAACAGGAATCGAAGCACTTCGTCGAGCTCCACAAAATGTTAGTGAGAAACTTGATTTAGAAAAAGCAGATATGGGTGATGTAATTAAAGATTTCCAAGACTCAGATGCTCCTCAATTCAAAGGTAAGTCTAAAGAGAAACGTCGTGAGATGGCAATTGCTGCCAAACTTGGTGCAGAACGTAAAGAAAAAATGGATGAAGAAATGAGATTAGACGATCTACCAAATAGATCAATGCTTCCAGATCAATCAGTAATTCCTCCTGGTAAAGGATTCGGTGATGATATCAAGCGTGATAAAATTGTTGATAAAACAGAAAAAGCAATTACAAAAAAGAGAATGGCACTACCAACAGATAATCCTTCTGAAAATGAACTAGTTCCACAATCGATGCTTCCTGATACGCCTGGATATCCAGCTGGTTACGTGCCACAAAGTGATGCAGAGATTGAAGCCTCAACTGCACGTGCACGTGCTAAACAAAAAAATTCTTTTAATGAAAGTGCAATGCCAATGCCTCTTCCTGATCCCATAAAAATGATTAAGGATACAGTTAAGGGTGCAGTAAAAACAACTACAGGCGTTGATTTAGATGATGATGAACAAGTAAAACAAGGAATTAATACTGCAATGGATGCTGTGAAAAGCACCACAGGAGTTGATTTAAAACCTATTGCAGATGAACTTAAAAATATCACAGGTATTGATGTAAACGATCCAAAAACATGGCCAAAGGGTTTTGATCCAAAAAATCCAAGCACATGGCCAAAAACTTATCCTATAATGAATAACAATATAAAAGAAACATACTCGGTTTCTGACAATTCACTGATTGCAGCAACAGCAGGATTTTTAACCAACACATCAAATAGATTTTTGTATGGAGAACGAAAATGAGTAGAGACATAAATCAAAACCTGTATGCTGAAGAGATCATTAATGAATCTCCATACTATTATGATGAAAATGGTCGGCTCCGAGTTCGTGTTCTTGAAGAACAGTATGTTTCTACAATGGATATTCGCTTCGATCCAGTCACTGGAAGAAAAGGACCAAGCACAACAATTGACTTTCGCACAGGAAAAACATATCGCTTTGATGATGATTTACCACCCGCCACTGGTGGCTCGACTAATAAGCCTCGTTCGAGCCTGAATATGATAGGTCCCGTGCGTTCGCCCGCCGACCTGGGCTCGGTGCCTGAGCCACCAGGGCTGGTGGCGCCACCAGGGCGTCAATTGACGCCTGGGCGTCAAGTTGACGACGAAGATAGTAAACTTCGTGCTGAATTCAGAGAAAAAGATAAAGACACTATGTACGATATGCGGGCATATCAAAATCCTGCTGATCATCCAAGAGAAAAAGCATATCAAAAATTTAAACAAGAAAGATTGAAAAACAAAGGTGGTGCTCCTCCTTCACAGAGCACAGGTGGTGCTCCTTCTCCAACACCAGCACCTGCTCCTTCTCCTGCACCTGCACCTTCTCCAACACCAGCACCTGCTCCTTCTCCTGCACCTGCACCAAAACCTGCTCCTGAACCAGAACCTGCACCAGAACCTTCAATAGGAGCGCGACCTCCTGGAATAATAGGCAGAACAAGACCAGTCAGACCAAGACCTGGAATAGGCATAGGTAGACCAAGACTAACGCCTGTACAGAGACAACGACCAATCAGACCAAAACCTGGAAGTGGTGCTCCTTCTCCAACACCAGCACCTGCTCCTTCTCCTGCACCTTCAATAGGCATAGGTAGACCAAGACTAACGCCTGTACAGAGACAACGACCAATCAGACCAAGACCAAGACCAAGTCCTGTAAATGTCCAGGATGATCGCGCACGCAGATCTGCAGCAGGTCCTAATGCCGCTATGATGGAAAATTTTGCACTCGATGAATTAAACAATAAATTTAATAATTCACCATTCTTTTACGATGAGAATGGTAGAGTGAAAGTGAACATTTTAAATAAGTGAGTTTAACAATTTCAATAACCTAAATAATATATTATGATTTGATTCAATCAATAATAGGAACAAAAACATGAGTAACGAAGATAATAACAAACTTGATCCCACAGTCCAAGCAGTAGTAAATGCACTGTATGATCGATCAAGATTTGAGCCTTCCTTCATTAAAACTAGTTTAGTTGAGAAGACACCATTGCAGCGTGTGGCGGTTCGTCCTGAGCCTGCACCTCAGATGATTCTCGAAGAAGATGACCCCTCTGAAGGTCGTATCGGATATCCGGCTCACTGGGTGCCATCAGAAGAAGAATTTAAGAGAATGTCTCCTGAGAATCGCGCCGCTATCAAAAAGTATGGTGGAATGAAAGGTTCTGGTGGAATTTGGGTTCCTCGATATGCGTATTACGAAAACCCACCTCAATTAACTCGAGGTGAAATTGAAACCCGTAGAAAAGCAGGTAAAGAAAAATTTCCAAGCGCATTTTTGGACCAACCAACCTACGAGCCTAGCGAATTAGAAAAACCACCTATAGAAGTGTTTCAAGCCATAGAAGCAGCCAAAAAAGAAAAAGAAGAAAACCTTCGCAGAATGGCAGAACGTAAGACTCGCGCAGCAGCAAAATCTGAGACAATGAAAGAAGATTTAGAACAGACTGAAGAAGTTCCAGAGAATGCTATTGTCGTCGATATTTACGAAGAAAACGGTAAGATCGTTAAAATCGACAATGGTGTGATTTTTGTAAATGAACCGATTGCTGTTTTTGAAACTATTGAGAAGTTTCGTGGTGCTGATTCGTTGCTATTAGAAAGAGGATCTAACGTTGGTGCGCGAGGTTCGCGACGGGGAGGACGACGAGGACAACAAAACGCTGTCGCACGTGGCACAACACCAGCAACAGGTGGCACAACATCAGGAACGAGACCTGGAATTTTACAACGTATCGGTACTGGTATCAGTAATATTTTTAGAGGTAATGCACAAACACCACAAGCAGCAAGTGGCACACAAACATCACCAGCAGCAAGTGGCACACAAACATCACCAGCAGCAAGTGGATTTTTTTCAAATGTTGGTAATTTCTTTCGAAATAATCCTATTGGGCAAGGAATCGGAAAAGTTGCAGGCGATGCAATACTTGGTGGTATAGGCAGCAAATTAACAGGTGGAAAATTTTCGGATGGTGCAAAAGCTGGAGCCGTAGGATCGCTTGTTGGACAAGTGGGTGGCGCAGCCGCCGATCGACTAACTGGTGGTAATGAAACATCAGCTGGTGGTGAACAAGGTGGTGGTGAACAAGGTGGTGGTGCACAAGGTGGTGGTGCACAAGCTGGTGGTGGTTCCACCGCTCCTGCAGGTCGAGGTCGTACACCAGTGCCTGTTAATTTTACAATTGATGGCCAAACTACTTCGAGAGACGATTATGCAAAAGAACGAGCAGGTGGAAATTTAGATCAGCAAGTACAATTTACAGTTAAAAATAAAAAAACACAAGAAAAAAGAGTAATTAAAGCTCCAACGGCTGCATCAACTGAAGATGAAAGAAACGAATACAAGGCATACTACAATCGATACAAACAAATGCAAAATGCTGTTTTGGAGCATTTGATTCGTATTGGTGCATTTTTCTCAGAATATGGTGTGACTTTAAATAATCAATTATACGAATCAGTAACTGCAGACGTATATCTAGATAATATAGATTCACCATATTATTATGATACATATGGTCGCCTCAGAATCATGTCTGAGTCTGAATCATATGAACTACGTCTTGCAGAAACAATCTACAGTCGATTGCTTTCAGAAGAAATGGATGAAGTTGGTAGTGAAGATGAAGACGTTGACAATGATGGCGATTCAGACGAAAGCGATGAATATCTCAAGAACAGAAGAGAAAAGATTGCTGCGAAAATGAAAGGAAGAATAGATGAAATCGCGCCATTAGTTGCTGCTGGTGCTCGTTATGCATTACCAAGACTTGCTGCAGCTGCAGGAAGAACCCAAATCGGAAAGAAAGTTAAGAATGAACTCATTTCGAAAGTCGGTGATGTAGCTGGTGAGGCGGCTGCTGAAAAACTCAGTGATATTGTGAACGAAGAAACGATTGCGGAATCAAAAGTATTCCCATGGCGCCGATAATAGGAAATCATAAATGAAACATGTAGTTACACTTACAACTTCCAATCCTTCGCATGAGCATGTATCACTTCGTCGTCGGCAAAGCACAACAAATTTTATAGTTGAAGCAGCTGATGAAGATCAAGCCGTGTTTCGCGCGACAGCACATTTTCGGAAACTAGGTCACTACGTGCACGAAGCAAAGGTATATAAAAAAAAAGAGCAGTTGAATGAATTAGCCAACTCGGCTATTATTGATGACTCAGCTGCAAGAGCTGGTCTAAAACGCAATCCTGGTGAATCTGATGCTGATCTCGTCAAGCGAATCTCAGCGAAAAAGGGAATTTATGATAAGCCAATTCAACCTGTATTCCCAGAATTATTAGCAATTGGTGGTGGTGCAGCAAACGTTGCTAGGAGATTAGTGACTCAAGCAGGTTCCGCAGCATTCGATAAGTTGATGAAGTCAACTAAGGATGTAGAAACAGGTCTAGGCAATCTCGGAACTGCCATCGTAGATAAAGGAACATCAGCTGGTCGTATAGTTCGTGATGAATTAATTTCTCATGCTGTAAGTCTCCCAGTTGCTGTTGGTCTACAGGCTGCACAAAACAGAGCAGCAGGAAAAGAAACTAATCTTGGATCAATTGTAAAAGATGATCAGTTCTGGAAAAGTAATGCCGATATGCCAGGACTATCATTAGGCTCACGCGCTCTACGTCTTACAGGCGATGCAGGCAAATATGTTAAAGATGTAGCAGATGATGTTGCTGCAGGTGCGATTAAGAAAGCACAATCTGTTGGCTCAGCTGCAAATGATGTTGTTGCATCTGCATTGGAAAGAATTAGACAAAAGAATCTTGTGCCTGGTAAAATTGATCTTCCATCACGAGCACCAGAAAGAGAGCCTTATATAGATCTTCCACCAGCTGTAGCACCACAACCTGTTGTTCCTTCAGTAAAACCAGGTGTTCGTACAGATGTTCCTGTGGTGATACCACCATCAGTAAAGCCAGGTGTTCGACCTGAAACAAAACCAGAAGTAAAATCCTCACCCACAGTCAGACAAGACCTTGTTGTTGGTAGAGCTGATTCTACAATAACTGCAAAACCAGATCTACAACCAAAAACTGAAACATCACCAAAAATTAAAACAGTCACACAAGTAAAAACGAAAGTCGACACTAAACCAAAAAGACCATTAATAACTCCATCAATCGATGATGATCCAAAAATATTAGATCCAGGAACATTGGGACAATATCGTGGTTTATTTCCAATATATAAATTTACTGATTTCAGTAATAGAGAATTACAAGAAAATGGACCAATGAATGCTATTGGTCGCGTTCTTGCTGCTAGAAAAAAAGAAGATAAAAATGATGCAAAGAGTGAAAAAAATAAAATAAATATGGAACCTAAACTTGGTAATAAAGTATAAGGAGTATTGAATGTTAAATTTTAAAACATTTATAAATGAAGATCGTGGCAACTCAATGCATATTGAAGTTGACTCAAGCATGATAAACAATAACAAAGAAACAATCAATGCTGATTTTGATCGCCTCACACATGCACCTTATAAAAATTCAATTATTTTTTATAATCAACTTCGTGGAACATTGGAGCGATTTGGCATGTTGATGCCTCCAGAAGCAACTAAACAATTTTTAAAATTTGAAAATGAATTAGTATTTACTCTTGGTGAAACTGATCTATATCTTTATGTTGTATATAATACACAAAAAAATTCACAAGTAGATGCATATACACAGATTGTACATGAAGATGAATTACAGCAATTGATGGACTCAGATGATATGGATGATGCGAAAGAAATTGATGATGATTATGATGATGATATGAATGATTATAATAAAAATTATCAGAAAAAGATGGACTACGATTCAGGTAATACTGGCGAATATTGATATATGTCTTTTGTTAATTTGACTGAAAAAAATTTATTATTATTTGCAGCAAAGTGTTACGATAAACCTAACTGTATTGATAGCGAGTTTGATGAAGATTTTAAAAGGCTTCGATATATAAAACGATTATTACATCGGAATAGAATCACAGGTGTTTTGAAAGAGCGATTAATATTAAATCATATTATTGTAGTTCAAAACGTTTTTGGAGTAGAAGCGAGCACTAGAATGATGTTTTGTAAAATTGATTCTAAAGACTATAGTGCTCTTAAAACATTTCTTGCATATACTTCTGCAATGCCAAATACTGTTTATGGTATAAATGGCAGAGACATCATTGCAAAAGAAATATCATTAGATGAAAAAATTGCTGAAATATTAGAGAAGATTTAAGGGCTTTTGAATGTCATACAGTACACAAATACTCAAAAATATTGTTGAAACGATTAAATTCCTATCAGAGTCTGCAGATACTGAATGGGGATTAAATAGAGCAAATGCTGGTAAGATGCATGAGGTTCTCACTGGTGGATTAATTAATCATTATGCGAAAGTGTACCAAGCGAATAAGAAAAATGGTCATGATGAAGCACATAAAGCTGCTTTAGAAGCAATTTCAAATCTAGAAAGAACTAAAAACAAAAAAGTTAATATTGCAAATATTGCTCATATGGAGCAATTTAGAGATGAATCAAGTAATAAATCTGCAAAAGAATGGCATGATCATTTGTCTTCTGAATTAAATCAAGAAGATTATGATGAACATGTTGCACATGCTCAATATGCTGCAAAAAGCATTATCGCCCATATGAATGAACAAGGAATCAAAGACATTCAAAAAGTTCATTTCACTGCAAATGCAAAAGATATTCATACATTAACAAATGGTAAAGATTCATCAGCAGAGGGAAATAATTCTGATATTGTAGTTCAACATGGACATAAAAAAGAAGGTGGTGGGTTTTTTGGAGTAAGTTTAAAGTCTGGCGGAGAAACAAAAGCATTTTCTCCAGGACTTGGACAAATATCCAAAAAAGTTGATGAATTTTATGAAAAAATCACTGGTAAAAAAGGATCGTTTTTCTCTGATTCTGAGGCTGCATCAGATGCTGCGCAAAAAGACCATCATAGAGTAATCAAAAAAAACGCTTCAGCTTTAAAATCTATTTTAGGTGAAAGGGGATTTAGCGCATCAGGAAGAATAACACAACATGGATTGAGACATGCACGTTATGCACAAGAAATTGCTGATGGGAAGATAAAACCAACTGATGCAAAAGGTCGACCAAATAAAGAATATATTAGAAAAGAAGCAGAATTAAAAAAAGCTGGTTATAGTTCAGCACACCGAAAAAGATTGGCTGAAGTGTATAGAGATCTACAAGAATCAAGAAAAAAACATCATAAACGTTCAGTTACACAATCATTCACAAGACATATGGGAGAGATTTTTTCTTCTGGACATGACCATAAACCAGAAGTCCATGAACTTAGAAGACAATTAATTGCCACTCTCACCAACACACCTGCACGTTTAGAAGGATCAATGAGAATTATGAGGCACAATATAATCAAATCAAAGAAAGACGGTAGTCGAACAAGTGAAATTGGATATGGTCTTGGCGATAATGCAAAAGATTCTCAATATTATGACATAAAGAGTGGCGATGGAATTGGATTTACTATAAAAGGTTATCGCGATAAAGCAAAGAAATCTAAAACTCTTTATCTAAAAGGACACACAGATTCTTCTCCAAGTGAAAATGAAGGTTCTGGTGCAAGAAAAACTATTCAATTTTCACTAGTAAAAAATACAGATGCTAATGAATTAAATGAAGAAATTTTGATAGAAGCCAAAGCACAAAAGGCAGCTGCAGCATATGATAGAATGTTGTCGATGAACGAGGATGCGCCAGCAAATTCAATGGGTGCTGCAGGAATCAGTGGTGCGGAATCTGCAGTAAATGTAGGAATTGCAGGTCGCGATATGCTTTTATCTCCTGAACCACTACGCCGACCACCACCAAAGATGTTTGGTGGGCGAGCAGTGTTTACAGTTCCGAGTAATGATTATTACAAAGCAACTCTCGGAAGGCGCAAAGGTCAACACTGGCGTTCAATGGTTGCTGGTCCACTCGGCGAAGACATTCGACAATATGCCCTAGATAACAGAGATGCACCAATTATTGTTGAAGACGAAACCACAGGTGCAATGATGTATTTAAGATACGGAAAGAGGTAATCAAATGAAAGCAGTATTATTTTTGTTCGCTGCTTTGTTATTAACTGGGTGTTCAGACACTTATCGCTACGAATGTCAGGATCCTGAAAATAAGGATAAGCCTGAGTGTAATCGCCCAATATGTGAGGCTGATGGATTGTGCTATGATAAACTAAATGGATTGCCAGAACCAGTAGAGCAATCGCCCGTAGAAGAAGAAGCTGCACCCGCAGAAGATTGTAATTGTGAACCCAAAGGAGAATAATCATGTTTAAAGGTCCAAGATATACAGAAAGTGAA